TACCGGCAACCAAGTTTCTCCTTTTATGTGGAACAAGATTAATACAGAACTTGGTGCAGAATCTACCTTCTCGGTTATTCCTTTTGATAAGGTTGCTATTGGCGTTGGCAATGTGGGCATTCATGCCTGTAATGGAAGCAATGTAGAAAGGATAGATGAAAAAATACCTCAAGCTGTATTTAATATTCATAATGTTGATGGTGGTGTTGACAGGGTGTATGGTATTCGTGACTTTACTACTGAGATGACTTATTGGGCATTTCCTTCAACAACAACATCAACTGATCAACCATATCCTAACAAAGTATTGGTATTCAATTATAAGACAGGTTGTTGGGCATTCTTTGATGATAGTATTACCTGCTTTGGTTATTTCCAGGCAGCACCAGGAGCAAACTGGGATTCTACCCAAATAACATGGGATAGTGATACATCATGGGATGCAACAACAACACAATCTAAATTCCGTGATGTAATAGCAGGAAATCAGCAAGGATTTACCTTTATCTGTGATTCAAATTGTATGGTTAATGCATCTGCTTTACAGATTACTGATCTTTCTGTTTTGAATAATGTAGTAACGATTTGGGCAATTAATCATAATCTTCGGGTAGGCGATTATATTTATTTTGAAGGTGTCACTGGTACTGGTAATCTCAATCTGCTTAATGGTAAGATATTTGCTGTTAATAATGCTTATCCCGTTTTCGCTGATCAATTCACCATCAATTATAGTGATAATCTTACTCCTCCTACGGTATTGGCTGGTGTTTATTCTGGTGGCGGTCTTATGTCTCGTGTTAGCTCTATTAATATAGCAACGAAGCAATACAATTTCTATGCACAAGAAGGCCGTAATGCCGCTATTAATAAGATTGATTTCATGGTTACCAGTACGGCAGCTGGTGAGATGCAAGTGCAGTATTATGCTTCTACTTCACAGGATAATCTTCTTGAACAAAGTAGTCCTTCGCCTGTTGGTAATGGTTGTCTTTTAGGTACTGGCAATCTTGATACGTATCCGTATACGGCAACAATACCCTTTGAACAGTTTCAGGATAGACTTTGGCATCCTTTATATATTATGGCAAATGGTGAATGTATTCAGCTATATCTAACAATGTCTGATGAACAAATGAGAGATCCAGATATTCGTGAGTGTGATTTTGAATTACATGCTATGGTATTTTATGCAAATAGAACCAGTGCACGGTTGGAGTAGAATATGCCTTACTTACAATCAGAACTAGAGAATACGGGTCTTTACGTACCAACGACACAAGTATGGGATGTTCAGCAATTCTATGATATGGATGTTAATAGTCCTCAGTTTAAGGAATTATTAGTGAGGCTGTATCAGAATCTGAACAATATTGCTGTTGCTCTTAACCTTAAAGAATCTGCTTATTATATGACCAAAGAGTTTCTTACCGGACAGGTATTCTTTAATCCTGATACTAATGAACCTGAGAAACAAAGACCAGGTTATCGGCAGGTAGTTAACTTTGGTGCATTACCAGCAGCAGGAATTCAACCAATTCCTCATGGTCTTACATTGAATGCATATACGACAGCAACACATATCTATGGTGCAGCGACCAATCCAACTACAACTGAATTAATACCATTGCCATATAGTAGCACTGTAGCAGGTGACAATATCGAAGTATGGATTGATGCTACGAATGTTAATATAAGGGTTGCTGCTAATTGGTCTACCTATACACGATGTATTATTGTTATTGAATATCTTAAGAGTTAGGAAGATTATGGCATTACCAATGCAATTACAGAATCCGCGGCAATCTCAACAACAAGCACCATGGAATATGAATCAATTTAATCAACAACAAGTTCCTTACGATAATTCATGGAGTAACTTCTTTTGGGGACAAGGTCCACAGAATATGCAGTTTGGTTACTACAATCCTGAACAGCAACAGATGTTTCAGCAAATGCTACAAAGCGGTCAAAACATGTGGCAGAATCCTTATGAAGGATTTGAGCCTATTAGGCAAAATGCGCTGAATACTTTTAATCAGCAAGTAGTACCGGGTCTTGCTGAGCGTTTTGGTGCAATGACAGGTGGTGCAATGAGTTCTCCTGCTTTTGCTTCGCAATTAGGTGCGGCCGGTCAACAATTGAGTCAAGGTCTTGCCGGCATGGAATCACAATATGGGCAACAAAATAGACAGCAAGCATTGCAAGCAATGCAAATGGGTGGATCAAGACAGTTTGAAAATATGTTTATGCCGCGGCAACCAGGTTTAGTTGAATCAAGTATTCCAGGTGCTTTACAGGCTGCTGGTAAAATTGGTGGTGCCGCTCTTGGCGCAACAATGATCTAAAGGAGATATAATGCCTCAAATATATCAAGGACGTTCAGCAGGGCAAACTATTGGTGAAGCTATTGGTACTGGCGCTGCAGAATTGGGTGCTGGTGTAGCACAAGGAATGGAACAGCTTACTCAAGCTAAGATGAGAGAATTATTAAGAAGACAAGAACAAGGGCGAAGAGAAGAAGCATGGAAAAAAATATTACCGCCGGAACAACAACAATATGCTTCTGCTTTAGCAGGTCTTCCTGACGCTATTACTTCTCCTTTTGGGAAAGAGATTGCAGCAGGACCACGACATGCACGGGAAGCTATGGCATATGAAAATGCTGCGAATCTTGGCCAACAGCAACCAACACCGCGTGAACAACTATTAGGAACTCAACAAACGGTTCCGCAATCAGATGTTGCTCCCTATGCAGATATGCTTAATGCTCCAGAATTAACAGGACAGCCACAAACACAAATAAATATACCTCAGAAACCATTTAAATTGCCGGGTGGTATATCGCCACAGGCATCAAAGGGCGCGATTGATATATTGATGAAAAATAGGGCTATGGCTCAGAAAGAACATCAATTTAATGTAAAAAACCAAAATGAAATAAGAAAACAGAATGATGCATTTGTTGAAAAGATAAATACAGAAGCAGAATCAGCAAAAAGAGTGAATGAACAACTAAATATCATAGAGAATTTTGATAAACAAAATAAATTAAATAGTCCTTATGTTGCCTCAGCAGTTCAATTCCTCAAGGATAAGGTTGGTTTAGATCTTAGTGGTTATCTGACTCCAGAAAGTCAGTTTACTAATGCTTCTAAAGTTGCTGCTTTTGAGAATATGCGGCAGGTTTTTGGTGGCAGAGTTACTCAACAGGAAGCTATGGTCTTCCTCGACAAATGGCCTACGCTAATCAATTCCAAGGAAGGACGACAAATACTTGGAACATGGTATAAAGAGTTAGGTAAGGCAAAATTGGCTTCAAAAGAGGCATTAGATGAAGTTCTGAAAAAGAATAAAAATGTTTGGCCTAATGATATAAAAGATCAAGTTATAGCCCTTGCAGACAAGAAAAAAGACCAAATCTACGCTGATATGAAAAATAAGATCTTTAAAGAGGCCGAAGCATTTGGATCTACCGATAAAATAAAATACGGAAATAGTAATTATAAAGTTATTTCACGCGTCGATGAAAAGCCAAAGGCAGCAGATTACAAAGGAAAATATTTTCGAGATCCTTCTAGTGGAAAACTATTCGAAAGTGATGGAATAAATTGGAAGGAGGTAAGCAAAAATGCCATATGAAATATTAGATAAACTTCCAGGAGAAGAAATAAATCCAGTACCTCCTATAGAAACATCACCGATTTTCGAAAGAAAAACGAGAATTAATAAAGGTGCTGCTAAACGAATATCTGAACGCGAAAAAAGAATAGAAGAACGCGAAGCAAACTATGTTGAACCAACAGGATTAAGTAAAGTTGGTCAAACAGCGGCACAAATAGCTACGACAGGAGTGGCATCAGCTTTAGGCGTACCACATTCTTTAGAAAATTTAGCGCAATATATTGGTACCGGTATTCGTGGTGTATTTGGGATGGAACAACCAAGTGAGAAAGAATTACAAGCAGCTCAATCATTTCCATCATCCGAAAAGATAAAAAAAGAAATGATTGAACCTGCAATAGGTAAAAAATATCTTGAACCAACAAATACTGTTCAAGAATTAGCTAATACATTTGCAGATTATCTTGGTGGCCAATTATTCCCGATTCCTGGCATTAAAGGTGCTTCATTAGCAAGAAAAGCAGTTGCATCCGGAATAGGAGCATCTTTAAAAATTGGCGCCAAGAAAATGAATTTTAGTCCGATTGTTCAAGAGGTAGCAGGATTGAGTGGTGTTATGGCAGCATCGATGTTAGGACCAATAGCTGAGACTGCTGCTTCTCAATTTCTTAATTCTGGAAAGAAGATTGCTGAAACTGTTGATATTGGAGTACCAAAACTCACTGAACATTTAGATAATTTAGAGAAAATGCTTGGCGAATCCGTTGGTCCGGATAGAAAGGTATTACAAGAAATTATTGATTTGGTTCGAGGAGTTGTTCAGCCATTCAAAGGCAAAGTTAATGCCGCTAAATTATGGAACATGAAAGAACAACTCAATGCTTGGTATCAAAATGGTAAGTTATCTTCTCAAGGTCAACATGCTGTTTCTGAAATGGTAAAATCAATCTATGAGGATATTGGAACAGCTGCTAAAGATGTTGAACCTGGTTTAGGCGATCTTTTAAAGGGTAACGAGATTTATCGAGCGGTTAAACAATCAACACCATTTATAGAATGGCTCGACAAAAATATAAATTTGCAGCGTATGGGAAGTAACCTATTGAATACTATACTTGGACGTTCATCGGTTGCTAATTTGCCTATGGCATTGGTAGGCGGTGGTGCAGCATTGGTCGCTAAACCAGTTATAAAATCGATAGCCACAGCAGTGAAGAGTCCTACATTGATGAAATTATATGGAGAACTAGGTAATGCCGCAGCGGCAAATAATGTTAATGCAGCTAATAAAATAATAAAACAGATGAATGATTATTTAAACAAGGAATATCCAGAAGAAGTGGCAGAATTTAACAAAGCTCAGAAACAAGAATTACAGCAGGGAAAATATGAAATCTTAGATAGGATTTAATTATCTTTATCATCCCATGATTTTCGTATACCTTTGATTGCTTGATCTAATAACCAGCTTTCAAGGGTAAATATTATTGCGCAGATCGTTATACCCAAGAATATTTGAAAATAGATATTGCAGGTTGCGAGCGGGTAGAAAACTTCAGACCAAAACCATGAAAAGATACTGATCCAAAATACAATTTTTATTAATAACCAGACATCTCTGGAAAATTCTTCCTCACTCATTCTCATAGTAATTCCTACATTGGCAGTAAATCGCCATTTTTATTGTATTCCCGTTCTTTTTTCAGTGCAGCAACTAGAGCTCTATGAACCCATAGGTTTTTAGAGATATTTCTTCTTGCTGCTATTACTTTTATTTCTATAAGTATCTGTGGATCTATATCAAAACACATTTGTTTACGCTTTTTAACTACCATTATTTCTCCCTGTATCAATTCTTTTCTTGTCTCTATGTTAACATGACAGCTGATTTATTACAAGTCCCTAGTTATTATTCGTTTTTTTGTACTTGTATTAGCACGATTGGGGGATTCGAAATTTACTTATAT